ATACTCGTAGGTTATTTAACTTCTCAGACCGTGTGGCGGACTTGGCTCCAGACGAATCACCATTTTTCGTGTATCTTTCTAAGGTAGCTAAGGTTCCCACCGATGACCCACAATTCCGATTTTTAGAGGACAGGACAAAGGTTTCTATGACAGACAGAGGGTTTTTACTCGCTGGTTCTCACAGTATTCCTGCGGCTGGTTCTACTTTAACATATTCAGTTGATACTTCTGGCGGTGCGTCAGTAGATTGGCTGGTAAAGGGAATGGTTTTTGCTGTAGACTATACAGAAAACAATTCTCCTGAGACAATCATTGTTCGTGTTGAGACTGCTCCAACAGACGCTGGTTCTACTAGTACATTTACAGGTAGGACAATATCAGCTATTGATGGTGCTGAAACAGGTGCGGATAATGCAAAATGTCAAGTAATTGGTACTTCATACGCTGAAGGTACTGGTGCTCCAGACGTTTTTTCTGAAGAACTAGATAATGATTATGGGTTTACTCAAATCTTTAAAACAGCTTGTGAAATGTCTAACACTGCTCGTGCTACTCATTATCGTGGGTACGCAGATGAGTTCCAAAGAATTTGGAATCTTAAACTTCGTGAGCATAAAGTAGATATTGAACGTGCTATGCTTTTTGGTCAACGTGCTAGTCAGAATGGTATACAGTACACAGAAGGTATATGTGGACACGTTATTAAAAACGGAACTTCCGTTGTTAATGATGCGGCACTATCTTACAGTTCTGGTGCTCCATACTTTCGTAGTTCAACTGCGGCAGAATTAACATACGACAGAATTCTTTCTGATTTCGAAGTTGTATATGACCCTGCTCGTGGAGGAACTGATAGTAAGCTAGCTCTTGCTAGTATGCCAGTTCTTACGTTCTTTAATAAACTTGGTGCAGATGCATTCCTTAATACCTCAATGATGAGTGGAACATCTACAGCAGTAAACGACGTTTCAAATGTTCGTTATAATTTATCTGAAAAACAAGGTTCTTATGGTCATAGAATTTTATCTGTTGATACTATTCACGGAACAATGAACTTAGTTAAAGAGCCTTTGTTTAGGCAATTTGCTTCAGGTTTCTTAATGATGGTTGATTTAGACCACGTAGCTTATCGTCCATTAGTTGGTAATGGTGTTAATCGTGACACTCAAATACAAACTAATGTTCAATCTGCTGACGAAGACCTTCGTAAAGATATGATTATAACAGAAGCTGGCTTAGAAGTATCTCTTCCAGAAACTCATTACTTACTTAACTTAGAAGGAGTTTAATAATGGCTAGAGCAAGTTACTTAGAAGAAAACAGTGGTTCTACTTTTGGACTTAAGAAAAAAGTAGAGAAAATTACTGCCGCTAGAACATTGACAAATAACGACAGTGGAAAAGTCTTTATGTGTGATTCTGCAGATGGAGCTTATGAGATTACTCTTCCAACTGCATCTACGTGTGAAGATGGTGTTCACTACAAATTTATTGTAGAGGAAGAAACACCAACTGGAGATATTACAATTGCGGCTGGTAGTGCTATTGTTAGTTTGGTAGCAAAAGATGCTGGTGGTGATGCGGCTGTTTCAACAGCTGGAACTCAGGTGTCTAATGTTATACTAGATACAACTGCACAGAAAGGTGACTACGTTGAACTTATGTTCGTAGCTGGTGAGTATGTTGGTAGTTCATTATCTGGTATCAATAACGGTATCCAAACATCATAAACTGAATTAATAAAGTTAACAGTAATTAGAACTGTGGGGGTTATCGTATAAAGGGTAGCCCCCAAATCTAAAAAAGGAAAATATGAACTGTATACATTGTGAGACTCCAAACCCAGAAAGATGGTTTTACTGTAGAAGCTGTGGTAACAAAGCATCTGAAGCTTTATATACTACAAATTTATTTATGATGAGTGAAGCTGGTAAAAGAAGTGATATAGAGTTTTCCACAATGAGTATGGATTCTCATGTTGAAAAAATTTCAAAAGAGAAGAAAGAGAGAAGTAATAAAATTTGGAAAGAAAGAGTAAGAAAAGCGGGGATTAGTTAATGGCTAATTTTGATGTACAGATACAAGATTTAATTGGAACTTTCTCAGACCAAACTGCTATGGATGATTTTATGACAGCTGGTTGTAAGGAAATTATAAACGCACTTCCAAACTCAATGCTTTATAAATGTTTAGATAAATCAACCTTGGATAACTCAACCCCAACTTTAGCCAATGTTGATACTTACGGTAAAGTTGTTACTGTAGTCAGAGAAGAAAGCGATAGCTCTGGTGCTGTGTTTAGACCATGTAGGTACATACCACCGCATAAAAGAACTGTGGTAAAAAGCGATACAGTAGATATGGAGTATGCAAAAGCCACAGACCCAGCATACACAATCTATGATAATATATTAGAAGTTTTCCCTACACCTACCTCTGCTCAAGTTGCGGAAGTTCAGTATGTTATTTTCCCAACAGTTGACGCTAGTGGAGTCAGTACTATAGCTAATTTCCCAAATGAAGCAGAGCATTTAGTCGTTTTATATGCAAGTATAAAAGCATTACAACAATTAATGACAACAAAACATAGTGATACTGATATAAATAATGCATTATCAAAGCTAACTGAAGCTGTCTTACAAGCTAGAACCGCTGTTGAGAAATTTGAGAATGCTGATTCTGAATCTGTATTTGGTGATGAGTCTACTTTCCTTACAAACGATTCGCAATTAACAAGGGTAAAAGCGGCTTTAGATGCGGCTGAAAGTGTTGTTAACAGTGACCAACCATCTTCAACTACAGACGCATTTGGAGCACAGGCAAATGAAGATATTGAATTAGTATCCTCCGCTTTGAATATTGTTCAAGCAGAATTATCTAGGGCACAGATGCATTTATCAGAGTGGGTTGGCATTGGAGATATGAGAGTAAAACAAGTTAATGCAAATTTATCAGAAGCTCAAGGATATGCAAATGAGATACAATCACGCTTAAGTGTTAATGTAACTGAATATGGTTGGTATGAAAAACAACAGGCAAAACTACAACAAGATTATGATAGAGGACTAGCACAGCTAGTAAATTAATATGGCAGTACATTCAATAAGCGTAAAAGAATTGATAAGTAGGGTAAGGTTAGTTTTTCCAAGTGCCCCAGAAAATTATATTTTAAATTTAATAAATGATGCCTTGGTTGAGATAGGAACTCATAAAGTAAAAGTTGCCCATGCTAAGATAACAACTGTTGCAGATAGAATGTATTATGATTTAGCTGATGGAGCTACTGATTCAAGTAGTAATGCATTAGAAGCAAATCAAGTATTGAGAGTTTATGTAATGGATAATGAAGGTGACTATATACAGATACCAAGACTAGTTGATAAGAATTTATTACTAGCTGATATAGCAAGTGAAACAAACGTAGATAAACCGGATTAATTATGGCAAGTAATATAAAATACCCAGAGAATCAAGCTATGTACTTTATTGAAGGAGATAAGCTTGCGTTAATAACTAAAGTAGATTCCAGTGGAAATGGAAGAACTAGCTCTAGAAAGCAATGGAAAGCTATATCTGAAGCTGTTACCGATGGTATATTAATACATTATTACGCAGAGCCAAATAGCGTTTCTGCTGTTACGGATAATCTAGATATAGACAATGCATTAGAGTTGTCAGTGGTAGACTACGTTAAAAAATGTTTATATATGGATAAAGCTGGAACTTCATCAGATGCTGGAGTTGCACAAGCTTCTATGGCTATGGCTAATAAACATGAAAGAAATTTTAAAGAAGCTGTACAGAGATATGGCGTAAGGAAAAAAGATAAAACAGGCGGAAGCAGGGTAGTTAAGGTTCCAAATTTAGTTTAACCAATATAGATGCTTTTAAGCGGTGGCGGAGGAATATAGGATAAATTATGTCAAACATTAATAAATATACAACAAAAGAAGTACTAAATAAAGTACTCCTTGATTCTTCAGGAGATGCGGTAAACGCATACTCTCACACATCACAAGAAGCTTTTAATACAGCTTTAGATGCTACAAATAATAGATTAAACGTATCTCTTAAAGGTGGTACAATATCTGGAGATGTTACCATTGCAGGTGATTTAACTGTAAATGGTGGTGGCTCAATGGCATATTCAGAAGTATTAACTGGAGATATGGCAATTACCAATACAGCCGCAACTGTCGGTTTAACAGTAAATCAAAGCGGTGCGGCTTATGCTATTTCAGTAAACCAAGATGCTAATAGCCCAGCCATATATATTGATACAGAGGCTACTTCACAGCACGGGATTCATATAGCCTCTCCTGCAATTACTTCTGGTACTTGTTTAAATGTTTCAAGTGCAAACTCTTTGGTAGATGGTAGGGCGGCATATTTTCATTCTAATTCATCAAATTCAACTGCTCGTGACCTTGTAATGATTTATAATCAAAACGCAAGTGCGACTGGTACCACTGGTTTATTGATTAGAAATGATAGCACAGGAAATCCATTACATATAGAAAACACTGGACAAACTTCGATTGAGGGATTAAAATTACAAAATACACAAAACTCATATGCTCAAGAAATTGGTATTGGGTTTTACAGCCATACAACATATACTGCTGGAGAAATTAAAGGAAGAAGAGGTGGAAGTGACCAAAGCTACTCTTTAATATTTAGCACTACATCAAATTTTGATGGTGACAATATGGCTGAAGCAATGCGTATAGATGGTTCAGGCAATGTCGGGATTGGTACTGCATCTCCAGACACTATTTTAAATCTTGTAGATAGTGGTGGAAGTACAGCTACTAATATGAGAATAAAAACATTTTCAGATACTACTGGCGTAACAAGTACCTTACATTTTGATAAATCTCACAATGATACAGTTGGAACTTTAACTACTACAACAGATGGAAGTTATTTAGGACTAATAGAATTTAGAGGAGTTGATTCTGGTGGCAATGTTGATGATGGTGCATATATAGCCGCAATACAAAGCGGAAGTGCAAGTACAAGAATCCCAACAAAACTTCAGTTTGCTTGTTATTCTGATAGTGCTGAAAAAATACCATTTGTAATAGACTCCAACTCCCGAATCTCACTCAGTAATAATGATAGTGGTGCTGGCAATACCATCTTTGGTTATAAAGCAGGTGCGGCTATTTCTGGTGGTGGAAATTCCAATTTATTGATAGGATACGAAGCAGGAAACGACTTGACAACCGCTGATGGTAATGTTGTTCTTGGGTATCAAGCATTTAACCAAGCAACAGATGACTGCGACCAGAATGTTGTAGTTGGTAATTATTCAATGGGTGGAAACATTGCAAGTAATGATGTAAGTAATTGCGTTGCTTTAGGTTATAATGTTATGTCTGGTGTATTAACAAGTACCGCAAGCGGCACGGTTGGTATCGGCTCAGGAGCTTTAGTCTCATTGACATCTGGAACTGGCAACATTGCTATCGGTTTTAATTCTGGATATAATTTAACTACCAATGCTGAAAATACCTATCTTGGATATGAATCTGGTGCGAGTGCTGGTGGTAATGTACATAATTACAATACTGGCGTAGGATACCGTTCATTAAAAGCTGTCACAACTGGAAGTAGCAATACCAGCATAGGACATAATTCTATGTTATCCGTAACCGCTGGACAACGTAATGTCGCAGTAGGCTACGGAACATTAGATGCTTTAACAAATAATTCAGCAGATACAGCAAATGGAAATATTGCGGTTGGGTATAATTCTCTAAGTACACTACAAACTGGGGCGGCAAATATTGCGATTGGAACTGATGCTCTTTATTCTGCAAATGGAGCTGTTTCAAGCTGTACTGTAATTGGTACAAGGGCTGGAGATGCAATTAATTCAACAGATGCTGATGGAACGGTTTTGATTGGAAGTAGGGCTGGAACTGCACTAACCTCTGGACAAAGAAGTACGGCAGTTGGTTACTATGCATTAGCTAATTGTGATGACGGAGACAATAACACAGCAATCGGATGGGAAGCCTTAGAGGCTAACTGTGGAGATAGTAATACTGCTTTAGGAGCTATGGCATTAAAGGCTTGTACAGGAGCTTCTAATGTAGCTGTAGGTGAGAATGCTCTTGTGACACAAGCAAACGCATCAGCAGTTGGTAATGTTGCTGTTGGTGTATCGGCTTTAAAAGATATGAATGGAGCTCATACCAATAATATTGCGATAGGTCTTGCGGCTATTGAAAATGCAAGTACAGCAACAACTTTTACAAACAACATAGCTATTGGTGCGTATGCCTTTGACGATAGTGGTAGCAATGACCAAACTGGTACAATAGCCATTGGAGGTAATGCTCTTACAGCATTGACATCTGGAGCATATAATATTGCTATTGGCTATCATTCAATGGATGAGCATACTACGGGAAGAGCCAATACTTGTCTTGGATGGGGAACAATGAGCCAATCTGGTGGAGATACAACTGCTCAAGATAATACATTTATTGGAGCATCTTCTGGAAGTGGAGACTGGGCTGGGGCTGGAGTAGACCAAAATACGGCTGTTGGATATTCAACAATGACTGGTGCGATGACTGGCTCAAATCACAATTCTGCTTTTGGCGTTCACTCATTAGAAGCACTTACAACTGGTGATAATAACACAGCATTAGGCGGGTATGCGGCAAATGCTGTTACAGATGGACATAATAATGTAGCGATTGGAAATAATTCTTTAAAAACATCCACAAGCGTAGGGTATGCAATAGCTATCGGAGAATCTGCTGTAGCTAATGGAGATGTAACTGCTGATGCTGATGGGGCTATTGGTATTGGTAAAGGTGCATTATACGCTTTGACAACTGGTAGTCAGAATGTTGCAGTCGGCTATGAAGCAATGCAAGCTCAGACTACAGGTCATTCTAATGTAGCAGTTGGATACCAAAGTCAATTATTAGCAAATAATAATGCGGCAGATGGAAATGTATCAGTAGGAAACTTTACATTAGATGGATTTGGTGATGTAGCAGTACATAGTTTAACAGCAATAGGTCATGCGGCATTGAGTGGTTCTTTAACTGCTGGAGCAATAGGTTCGACTGCTGTAGGTAGAGATGCTCTAAACAGTTTGACATCTGGGGCTGGGAATACCGCTGTAGGTTATCAAGCATTAGATGCTACCACTACAGGAAATTATAATACAGTCGTTGGGTATCAAGCGGCAACTGCACTACCAGCGGGAGCGAATACAAATACTGCCATAGGTTATCAATCATTAACGGCTGGTAATAATGCAAGTACCGACCATAATACTTGTGTGGGGTATGCTTCTGGTGATGTAATCACCAGCGGTCATTCATGCACTATTATCGGTTCTGGTGCAGACCCGGGTGGGGCAACAAATACTAATGAAACTGTAATTGGTTATGATGCAACAGGGCAAGGTTCTAACTCAGTAACACTTGGTAATGCATCTGTAACTGCTGTTTATATGGGGGAAGATGGAGCAACTGGTGATGGTGCTACTGTATATGGAAAAGACTTTGTATTTGCTCAGAATAGTGGTGGTGGTAAACCAAATGGTTTATTAGTTAATCACGTTGCTGACGCTGAAGGTGCAACCTTTCAGTTTAGAAAAAGTAGAAACACTACTGTTGGTAGCCATACAATAGTTCAAAATAATGACCAATTAGGAAACCTTGCTTGGTATGCATCTGATGGCAATTCATGGGAACAGGCGGCAATAATTAGATGTTTAATTGATGGCACTCCCGGTGATGGAGACTTACCAACTGAAATGTTATTTGGAGTAGCTGAAGATGGCAATGCTACACCAACTATAAGAATGACAATGGCTCCTGCTGGTACTATTAGTGGAGACTTTAATGATACATCAGATGTTGGATTAAAAGAAAATATTAAATCTATTAGTGATGGTCTTGGTATTGTAAAACAAATGAATCCAGTTTCTTTTGATTGGAAACAAAAAAGTAGAGGAAGTAACTCTGGCTTTATTGCTCAAGAAATAGAAAAACTATTACCAAATGATGTTAATGGAAAAGATTATATCACGCCTAAAGATGGAGAAGATGCTGAAAATATGGGTAAATCTATTAATGTTACTGGTATAGTTGCTCATTTAGTAAAAGCAGTACAAGAATTAACGGCAAAAGTAGAAGCATTAGAAGCAAAATAATTAACTAACTAACAAGGAGTCAATAATGGCTAAAGAACAAAAAGAAAAGCCAGTCTTGAATCTTGATGGAGAAGAATACATCATCGAGGATATGACTGATTCACAAAAAGAACTTGCAGGTCAAGTTGCATTAAACCAAGACCATGTAAGAGATGTGCAAAACAAGCTGAATACAAATGCTTTCATGCGACAACAATTAGTCGAGTGTGAAAAGGTATTTGTAGAGAAGTTTCAAAAAGGTTTAGCAGAGCTTAAAAAAGCCCTAGAACCTGAAGCTGAAGAGGTTGAAGCAGAAGCATGATTGTAAGAAGGAGTAGTCAGGGTTATCGAATTAGGATTCATAGAAATACAACGCCCGGTGCAACCAGAGTAAAAACATATCCAGATGGAACTAAGGAAACTCTGACTTATCCTTCGTCATATACATATTTTGTAGATGTAGATGGTGAGGTTGTTAAAAAGTCTAATAGTTTTAAAGTTATTGAAGAATTTTATGTAGATGAATGTGCTAAGAAATATGATAACGGCCATGGTAGGTTGATTGTAGGGGGTCATCATGTAATAAATGGTGTCGCTACAAGTCAATCAGACTATCCCACAATGGACAATACAAAGTCACAAATACAAGATTTTTATGACAAGCGTGGAATTTCTTATGGTTCTAGTGAGACTAAATCGGAATTATTATCAAGAATAGTTCCTCAAATGAGTGGTGATACAGAAGTATCTAAACATCTAAAGGTATAATATGAGTTTGTATAAATACACACAAAAAGAAGCGGCTAATCTGTTGATAGGTCAAAATGGATTTGATGTGATTGCAGAGCACAATACCACCGTAGTGACACCTGATACTGGATCTTGGGTAGCTATTCAGGCACTCGGCAAAGACAATTCGGATGGTGAAAGTGCACCTGTTGCCCTTACTGAATTTTTAAAAATTAAAGTAACTTCTAATGTCGGTGATGATATCAGTGCTTTTGTAAACCTTATACCCGGTGAAATACTATATGGTAACTTTAGCGGAATCGTAAACCACACAGACTCTACGGCAGTATGCATAGCCTACAGAGGGTAAGAAGAACAGAAAGATTAAAGAGGAGAGCTAAGATGAAAAGCCCATTAACTGATCTGGTAGCGTGGCAAAAAGAGACAGGCCAATTAGACGGGTGGACAGCCTATCATTTAGCGGCTGGTGCTTTTCTGTGTAAGATATTTCAATGGCTACATTGGAGTGATTTCTGGTGTGTGATGGGTGTTTTTATTGTGGGTGTGCTATGGGAAGTATTTGAGTATTACATTGAGAACTGGAGGCCGTATGGCAGTAAGAAAAAATGGGCCTATAATACTATGGCTGATATAGTTGTTGAGACAGCGATCGCATGGTGGATGGTACTGTGAAGATAAAAGTAAAAAGAAAGTATGAAACTAGCACAAGTTATAATATTCCTATTGATTATATTTATATTAACGGGGTGTGATTCTGGATGGTCAGTTTGTGGCTGGGAGGTTAAGTGAGTGACAAACCTGATACCGCCAGAAGTTATCGTGCTACCGTTCTTGATGATAACGCCATTGTTAGCATTAACCTTAAATGGCTTGCACAGGGATGTGTTCTGGTTGCAGTACTTGTCTATGGCTATTGGCAAATTGAAAGTAGAATTAAGGCGTTGGAAAACAAAGTTGCTACTGCGGATCAACAGATTGAAAACTTGCTTAGTAAACATATTGCAGAAGAAAAAGTAGAAAGAGAAGAGTTGGCTGAAAAAGTAGCGTTTTACGAAAAAGAATTAAACCTGAACCCATTTAGTTGGGGTAAGAAAAAGAAGAAGAAATAATGGATTTCATGGCATTGTATGGCGAAGCGGGAATGATAGGCGTAGTGGGGGCTATGTTTGTATATCTTGTTGTTTCTCTGTCAAACAAATCAGCAAAGCAACAAGAGACGCTTGAAAATTTAAAGGTAGAAAATAAAGGTCAAAGTGAGACCTTGGAAAATATGGAAGGAATGATAATAAAATTAATAGGCAGGTGGAATACATCAGATGATAAACTTGATCGCAAGTTTGATGCTATGACCAAAGAGATAAACGACTTAGATAATCAAATATCAGAGGTCAAGGGTTCTTTGAGTAGAATAAATGGCAGGCATTAAAGTAGATATGAAGTTTGTATTTAATGTAATAAGCTTGCTGGGTGCAATAGGATGGGGGTGGTACCAGATGGAATTGAGAGTAACTGCTTTAGAGATGAAGATAGAGCATAATGAAAAGATGGCTAAGTTGAGAGACGAAATACAAGGATTAAAAAGTAATGGACAGTTTAAAGATAGCGGCAATTAGTTTTAGTAATTATGCAATAGGGCTAACACAGGTACATGAGCTTTTACAGGTAGTGGTTGCGTTGCTCTCCATTGTATTGCTTTTAATGAACATAAAAAGAGGAAAATGAAATGGATATTAAATCAATGCTTGTCAAGCTAGCCGAAGAGCAAGCTGACAAAATGAAAGAAGAAGCAATGAACCATTTGGCATCAGATGAGATGTCAGATAGCATTGCAACTGCAATTAACAAAAAAATCGACATTCCTTTCGTGTCTGAAGACAAAGAACAGATCTTCTTTGAGAAGATAGTTGACGTTGTAACAGATGTTTTAGAGGGTGTCTTTAAAGGGAAATAACATGTTATCAATACTATTAACGATTATGCTTGTTGAGGTAGACAGTGCACAGGTCAAACCAACAATACATCCTACATATAATGTAATGGCTTACAATACGGAGGATGTGAAGAAGAAAAAGAAGAAAGGCAAAAAGTTAGCCGAGAAAGGTAAGAAGAAGAAAAAGGGTTTCTTTTCAAAGGTCTTCGGGAGTAAGTAGTGCCCAAAAGGGTGTATCAACTCAATGACTTTAGCGGTGGTTTAAATACCCTTAAAGACGTTGCTGACATATCGGAAAGTGAATTTTCTATTGCTAGAAATGTAATGTTTAACATACATGGCAGTTTACAACCTGCTTATAGCATGAAGGATTCTACTAATAATAAAATAAGTGCTTACAACAATGATGAAATAGCTACGGTACAGCCCGGATATGGTTTGGGTTACTTTGAAACAGACTATATTAGAGACCCTGTAACGGTTGCTCAGACAAGTTCTATTGCGGGGGATGATGACAGTGAAGGTTCTGCAACTGGTTTTATAGCGAGAACAAATGGTGGCTCTCTTAGGGAGCTGGAGTATAAGATTAGTGGAACCCAGCAAAATTTAGCATCTTCCTTTCCCGTAGGGACTTTAGTACACATGACTGCTACTACTTTTCCGGCTAACGGAATAGACAGGTCGGCTCAAGGACTTTATCGTGTAGTTGATGTGAATAGTAATAATATTGTTTTTGACAGGGCAATGACCATTGCGATTGAAAGTCCTCCTCAAGTTTTTTGGGGTGCTACTTTAAAAGGTGTTTCATTAGGCGATCAGATTATATTGTTGGCGAATCCTGCGGCACATGATATTGACGTGTTTTCAACAACTGCAAATAATTACACACATAATGTTATTGCACTTCGTTCATCGGCTACTACCATCGCATCAAAGGTAAAGTATTACAAGGTAGAAGACTCTATTCGATGCTGTGACACTACCGATAAGAATGACTGTAAAATTCAATGGTATGGCTGGATACAGAGAAGGCATTTTGATGGTGCTAACGCATCTGATGATGACAATTCTTACATGAATTATTTTGCTAAAAATAACGACTTAGCTCCACCTAGCGATGGTACAATAGCATCGAGTACAGCGGATACTGGTGTACTGGCTAGTTATCAAAAAACGCAAGACAATGATTCTTCTGCCGCTATTTCATTAACCGC